AATTTCTTCTTCTTTTGCTTTCGCAAAATCAGCTTCCATATCTGCTTGTAAACGTTCTGCACCAGTTTCAATACCAGTACGGATTGTAGATTTAACCTGCTCTTCCTGAGCAGCTTTTTGTTCTGCAGCCTCAGCTTGAGCTTTCGCTTCAGCTTCTTTCGGTTCAGCCTTCTTCTTGGCTGGAGCCTTCTTCTTAGCTTTCGGCTTCTCACCATTGAGCGCAGCCCACGTCAACGGGCCAACCAATCCATCGGCAACTAAATCATTCGTCGCCTGAAATTCAGAAACAGCAGCAACAAGCCGAGGGCCATATTGCCCATCAGCATGCAAACCTAAAGCCATTTGAACTTCACGGATAGATCGTTTATTGGAATTGTTTGTTGGACTAAGCCACGCGTCACTCATTTTACTGTTCACTTACCCTTGCTATAGATGCAGAGTCGTCACCGACTTTGCGAGCCGATATTGCTTTAGCGACTGAAACCAAACCGGCGACAGCACCAATCTTGATTGAGTCTAGAACGTCAGGACCGGGAACTGCGAAAGCCGCTGCCCATGCTTGAAGCGCAGTTGATACTGCTCGCTCTGCGAGGTCCGTGAGAAATACTTTATTGAACATTGTTACTCCTATGCGTTATGGATGGCCGACCAAGTTTGACGACCGATAATGCCGTCCGCCTTCAGGCGACGACGCTTCTGGAAATCTTTTACAGCACGCTCGGTTCCCCGACCGAACACGCCATCAATCAGCTTGACTCCTATATGTTGTTGCACCCATCTTACATCCGGGCCACGGCTACCTCGCTTAATGAGCGTGCCGGGAAACTCGCGCACTTCAGTTGTGACTGATGGTCGCTTCTGTGTAGAGCGAATCTTGCTCAAAGTTTGAGGCCCAACGATGCCGTCAATCGTCAATCGGTGTTTACGTTGGAACCTGACAACCCCGTAATGAGTAGCGGTGTCGAAATCGCCGGTTACCTCAACTCGGTACCCGAGCTTTGAGAGCGCCTGCTGAAGCTCTTTAACTTCTTCCCCCACGCTTCCCTGTTTCAACACTGCGGATCGCTTAGGGGGCGTTACAGGCGGAGTGGTGCCACTCTGGACCGCACTCTTGGGTACACGCCACTGGCTGGAAACCATCATCTTCTGCACGTACTCGCGCAACGGCCCGGTATAGCTCATGTCGTATTTACGACTAGTCCACTCACGATGATGAATGATTCGGTTGTGATTCCAGCCTTGCCATTTACACATGGCAGCGCAAAGTTTCACTAGCGCTTTGATTTGGGCTTGGGAATATTCCTCACCAATACCGTTGTTCTCAACTTCGACACCCCAGAACCGGCCATTAGCCTTGCGGTAGTCGTTGTCCCGACCGAAGTTGCGTGCGTTGTATGCACTTTGCCCAGCATCGAACTCTGTTGTGATGTCCCGGCTCGCTTCTAAGTCTTTGATGACTTCGGATGAGCCACGACCAGCATGGTTACAACGGTTCTGTGAGATCAACAGCAGTTTGCCGGATCGACCGAGGAGGAACTGAACGAGCGGTCCCTTCAAATCTGATCGACCGTTCACACAGATGTTGCGACACGGCATGTCCGCTGAACCGCCAGCAGCCGTGTGATGCACAATCATCCCCAACGTGCCACCCGGCCTGTGATCAAACGAATACTTAGAACCGCGCCGTGTTTCCCAACCCGGTTCCGCCTCAACATCCAAACCGGCGGCTTGCAACACTTCCAGAACGTTCGCCATTAGCTTCTCCTAGCGAGCAGCAATTTCTTCGTCAGTTAAACCAAGCTCTTTCAGCTTTGCGTCACCTGATGCTTTCGCTGCTGCTTTAGCATCTGCTTCTGCTTGTTCAGCAGCAACTTGCTCGTTGTGTGCCGTCAGCATTGTGGCATGCGCGGTTTCTTCCTCGTCCGTCATATCACGGACAGTTTCAACACCTGTCTCACAATTCATTTCAACTATTTTTGTCATTACAACTCCTAGCTGTAGTCAATTCCGTACGCAGCGATTGAACAATTTGCTTCAAGTGTGTAAACAGCGGTCCATGTCACTGAGGTAATCGCCGCTGCGCTTGAAGGGTTATAAAGAGCGCCACTCCACCACTGAGCGCCAGTCGTGTAGTTATCCCAACTGGAGTTCATGTACCAGCCCGGATGGTCAACAGCGTTGGCGTAGTTCAGTAAATACATTCGACACCACCCCATCATTTCCGAACCCGTACCCGGACCTGAACCGTAGTTAATGTCAAAATGAGTAGTGGCCTGAGCGTTACCTAATTGAGTTGTTCCGTTTATGCCCCAACCATTTTGTCTGTAGTTCGATCCAGTGTCGCCATTCAAAGTGATGTCAGCACCAGCCGCTCCATTTGACGTACCAGTTTTTGCTTGAAAAATGATCTCAATATCTCGATGTGTTTGTGGAATGCCTGAAAGAGTCATTACTGTTGACGAACCATCGGCTGTGACTTTCCCAAGAAATTTGTAAGTCGCTGTCGCCATCGTTACGAGTCCACCCTTCCGTACAAATCAAACTTGGTGTTTGATCCCCAGTTCCCTGTCACCATGTCTAACTGAATTGAGGTCACATCATCGGCGTTGCCCGGTCCGCTGCCGTCAAACCAGCCGGTGTACAAGAAGTTGATTTGTTTAGTGCCCGAATAATGGTAGTTGGCTTGACACATGAAACAAACACGACCGGGACGAGTGGAAGCTTTTTGATAAGACCAAATGTTCATTTCAAGTTGCATCAGCATTGTTCCCACGTTGTCACTAGCGTTGGGAAGATATGCGAAGTTGGCAGCAGTTTGGTTTTCGCTTTGAAAAGCAAGGTTTGCGTTGTCGTAACGGCCACCACGGTTGAAGTCGTAGTTGCTGTTTGAATCGCTGTTGAAACGAATATTGGCAGAATTTATACCTGTATTTGTGCTGTGCCCTACGCCTTTGAGGACAAGAGAGTTGTACGTGTTCGGGATGCTTGTCAGCGATATTGTTGCCGCTGATCCGGTGCCGCTAACTGAGCCAATGTGTTCCATCGCTATGCGTCCTTAAATCCGAAAAGCTGAATTGTTGAACCAGAAGCAAATGTGTAGCCGGTGAGATCAAAATATTTGAGAGATGTGATCGCTGCGGTTCCGTTTAGCAACACTGCTGCTGCTGAGTTCGCTGACATATTCGAGGTTCCTGAAGTGGCACAAGTCGCAAACTGGTATTGAACTGGACTTACCATGTTGGAAAGCGTGTATCCGTCAAGCAATATTTCCCGTGCCGACGGCGTACTGGCCTCGTTCGTGTCATAAGTGCCGATACTGGTTTGACCTGTCTGACCACCAAATCTGCTTGTAATGCTTCCTCCGTGAGAACCAGTCCAAGCAAATCCGTAATAAGCCCCTGTATCACCGTTTAATTGGATGCGAGGACTGGCGATGTTTGAGCTTTGCCCAAGCTCGGTAGCAACGATTCTTAAACTGTTATAGGTCTGCGGAATGCTCGTAAATTCGTAGCTACTGGTTGATCCATCAAACGTATGGCCAGCTATGTATTCATATTGGGAAGTGAAAGGGGCCGGCCATAGGCTGTCACGTTCCGCTTCGGCCAGTTCACCTAAGGACCACACGCCAGAAGCAGCAGAAGTCGTGGGCGCATTTTCTGGCCCAATCACACCCCCATTGACGCCATAACTCATCGTGCAGCAATCTCGTCATCAGTTAAACCAAGCTCTTTCAGCTTCGCATCACCTGAAGCCTTGTCTGCTACCCGTTTAGCTTCAGCAGCTTCGTCAGCTTCACGTTGGGTTTTGAAGTTCGCTGCATCGGTTTCTCGTTGCGTTTTTTCTTCGCTGGTTTCTTCCCGTGAAGTTTGCTTGCCAGTTGCACAATTAAATTCGATAACGGTTGCCATAATTAACTCCTACTAATTCCATAGACGGCAAGGATAGAATTTTCTATTAGACCAATAGTGGTATGCGCCGAGATTTGTGTCACTGGATCGCAGGCAGCATTTATTGTCGTCCAGTGACAGTTATTCACTTCCATTGTGTAGCCAGTTTCATAGAACATTGATGAGACTAGAGTGCCGCAGGTGAAACCCGTTTCTGGTGTGCCACCTGACGCTTCGGTATAGCCAGCTATATAGAGCTTGTTTAAGGTCGCTGAGTAGTTATAAGACTCGGTGCCCCCACCCACTCCTTCGGTCACAGCTATGCCGTCGTCGCCACTGAGTGTTGAGGTGGGGGCCGATGCGTTGCCTAAGTTCCGATAGCGCCCGTAGTTGTAATATCCACCACTTTGACCGTTAATACGGAATTTAACCTCGGTGCCGAAGTTGCTAGTTGTAACGCCTTGAAGAAGCGCAATAATTTCCAGATCCTTAAAAGTTTGGGGAATACTTCCGACAGTCAGCGAGGTTGGGCTACTGCCATCAGCAGTCGCAACACCAAGAAGTTCATATGTTGAAGCCA